GAATATAGTTGAAAACCTTGCTGGCGGTTACCGCAAAGGTAGCGATATCCGTTGAAGCGATATTGAGGCTTCCGGCGACAGCGTTGCTGGCGGATGAGCTCGAATCCTGGTTGAAGATATCGGTTGCCTTGACTTCAATATAGATCGTTGCTCCACCACCATAAGAAACTTTCTCAGCGGTGGTCAGCATGCGCAGGTAGCCGGTCGCAAGCGTCGGGTACCAGGCGCTGAAGGTGCCGCCGGATGTGATTTTGGTGCGGTATTGATAGTATTTCAGATCACGTTCAGTGTTGGCATTCCAGTAGAACTCGACCCCGCCCTGGACGGTCTGGTTCCCGAGGCTTGCCGGGGCTGCAGGGGCTGCGTTGATGGCGGTGAGAGTTGTGGCCGTGGCGGAGAGCGTGTCCCAGACCGTGCGGGCCTTGATCTTAAACTGGATCGATGCCCGGGGCCCGCCATCCTGGACGTTCATCGTCCAGCTGTAAAGATAATAGGTTCCGACCACATACTCGGTGCGCAGAAGGGTCAGGCCATCCGAGGTGTAAACTTTGAGTTCGTAGTCTTTGACCCGCAGACCAACCGTGCCGCCGCCGGTGACGGCCGTCCACTCGATTTCGATATCCGCGGTCGAGAAAGCCGTGCCACCGCCTTTGACCTGAAAACCGGAGACGTTGGCTGGGGTGTTGCCGGCGATTGAAATTGTCACGTTCGAGACGGCATCCCAGGCGGAATAGTTCCCGGGGGTTGAAAGGCTTCGGATCCTGAAATCGTACGATGAGCCGTTAAAAACCGGAAAGGTAAAATTGCGCGCTTCCTTGGCAATCGAGGGCAGGGTGATCCACTGGCCATCGTCGATGCAGTATTGAGCCTGGAAAGCGCTGATGATATCGGGCCCCCCCTCAGCCTGTGTCCCCCCTTGGATGAAGCCGGTCTGCTGGGCTGAGAAGACGACTTCCATTTCGATCCCGTAAGTGCCGTCGTCGTTCAGGTTGGCAGTCTTAAAACTGTAGCTGTAGGCTTCGATTTTGGGCGGTGGAGGTGTCCGGTTTACAATCGGATCCTGGGTGATCCCGGAGTTCCACGCCGGGATCTGCCCGGTGTCGGAATCCGTGTAGATTCTGGAGTCGTAATTGACGGCTGAAATCTTGGCGGAGAGATCAGGCCCGGGATCGATCCTTGAAACCAGACATAGGATTGATTCGGATCCGGCGATTCCGTAGAAGACCATGTCGCCAACTTCGGGTCCGTTTCCGATCGTGAGGGTTGAAGAAAGCGTAATCGTCGTGTTGTCGCCGTTCACCCGGTTGACCGTGAAGGTCCCGTAGGTGGCGTTGCTGCCGCGGCGGAACTGGCAGCCGTAGTTACCGGAGACGCCCATCGTGAAGGCATCATCCAGCGTCAGGGTCAGGATATTGCCGCCGCCGGTGGTCATGCTGCGCACCCGACCTTGCCCTAGGCCGACCTTGATCACATCGTGGGTCAGCCGGATGAGGTCTCCCCGGGTGCAGACCATGTGCTCGACATCGGCTGAGAATTCGAAGACCTCGGGCCGCAGACGTACGCAGAAGATATGATAGCGAGCGAGTTTCCAGATCTGATCGGAGTTCACCACGCCGCGGAATTCGAGGTTCTCAAACTTGCTGGCGTTGGCGCTGGTGTACCCGTCATCGTAGATATAGATCTCGTCTTGCTGGTAGTCCTTGGTCTCGTTTTTAAACGACACCCGGAAAGCATGCGGGAAGTCCGGAAAGGCACGCTTACCTTTGAAACCCCAGGAGTTCCTGGGCGAGAAGTGCTGGATTGGAGTGGCCTGGGCCACATCCTGAATGACGGTAAACTTGTTGTCGATAATCCCCGGGGCGGCACGGCCGACCGCGCAGATATCTTTGAGAAGCTCCCAGACGGTTGTCTGCTGGTCGAGTACATAATCAAAAGTCCGGCCGGCCGCCTCGCAGTTGGTGGCCCATATACGGACGGCCGTAAGATTGATCCTGGCGTCCGCCAGGGGACGCTCGTTGGAGTTGCCCTTCAGGACTTCGCAGAAGGCCCAGGCCGGGTTCCGGGTGACGACTTCACTCCAGGTGGCGCCGTTATAGGTCGGCAGGATCGCCTCGGAGATCAGATTGAACTGATCGATCACGCCGTTCAGCTGGTCGGTTGCCTTGATGCGCAGACCAATCAGGGTGCATCCGGGTTGGACGACCGGGGCTTCGTGACGCAGGCTTCTGATCACCGTCCAGTAGCTTGCGTCGGAATAGTCCTGCCGGCCGTCAGCGGTTACTCGTTTGACCTGGATTCGCCATTGGCCACGAGGCAGCGGGATCGTGTAGCCGGCTCGATAGAGAGTCCTGGTTTGACCGGAGACCGAGTAGGCCGCCATGCTGACAGCCGAGGTGTTGGTGGCGTTGTAGGCGGCTGCGAAGCGGACGACTTCGGTCTGTGAAAAGGTGCCCGATGTGACCTGAATGGTCACGTAGTCGCAGAATTCAACGTACTGATAGATCGGGCTTCCCCACTCGTCGTTTGATCCGGTAGGAACGTTGGCCGAAGTGTAATGGGCGTATTTGACGGTGCCCTGGGCTCCAGAAGACTGGCCGATACCAGTTTGACCGACGGCGATACTGACGCTTGGAGTTCCCGAAAAGGTCAGCTTCACCATGTTGGTGACGTTCGTCCAGGTGCTTTGCCCGTATGGTGAATATTGGATATCGAAGTCGACCGCGGCGTTACCCATGTGGCCGTCGGACTTGTTCCGGCAGAGCCCGGACGGGAATGAGAACTCGAGCGAGACTTCATCGGTGTTGGTGGCGGTGGTCTGCTCCTGCCAGCCGGCAGCGACCGTCAGCCCGACGTTGATCTGGGATTCGTTGATCGTGTCCGGATAAAGCGCGTAGTGGCTTTTGGTGTCTCCGCTGAAGTATTCCTCCATGGTGACATTGGAGTAGGATGTGATCGCCGTGTCGCCGATTTTGTGTGCGGAGTTTTTGTACTTGCCTTTGCCGACCAGGAATAGACAGCGTAGGTAAGAATCCTGACCGACGAGTTCGGTATAGGGAAGTGCCGCATATTTCGGATACTGCTTGTGCTTACCGAAGACCCGTGTGACCGCGCCGTAAGGCTCGATGGCATTGCGGGTTCCGGTGATACTGAATTTGCCTTCTTCAGCTTTGGGGCCATGTGCTTTCTGGATTGGGATAAGGGCGTTGACCAAAAGATTTCCGGCAATCGAAACAGCTGTGCCGGCAATGGCAGCTCCCATCATGGCTGCTTCTGCCGTCCATGCTCCAAACACGGCAGGCCCTAAATAAGTTGCAGCCATCCCGTAAGTTGCTATGCTTGCTGCTATGGCAAGAAGTGTAACGCCGATTAAAGCCGCGGTGCGTCCACCATTTTTCCCTCCTGATCCGCTGCCGGCGTTGTTCGATCCCATCGGGAAGACACGGATCGAAATAATATCTCCCGGTTCCGGATAGAAGGTGTACCAGTCCTTTGCTTCGATCAGGTCGTCGTTTACGAAAACAAAGACATTGTGGGCATGACAGAAAATTGCTTTGTATTCTTTTTCGTTGAATATCTGGAAAAGGCTCAATCCCGGACGCACCAGCGAGCGCATCGATTGCGTCGAGAATGGATGCAGGCAGGCTGCTATGGAGATTTCAGGTTCTTTTTCAGGCAGATCTTCAGACATGTCTGTAGAATCCTTCTATCCGGTTGATCCAGTGTGTGCGCAGGTAACTCTCAAGAGCCGTATCTTTGCCGTGTTCGCAGTGAACCATCCAGCCGTCGGTGACCACAACCCCGACATGGACCGGAAGCCCCATGATCCTAAGCAGGATCACATCACCGGGTGCTTCCTGTGTGAGCCGGATTGGCTTCCAGTTCTGAGCTTCGTCCAGGCAGAGTTTGGAGATCTTACCGGCTTCCCGGGTGTGAACATAATCTCCGGAAAAATCCGGCAGGCCCTGCACCAGGAATTGCTCCTCCAGGATCAGCTTGACGAGCCCCCAGCAGTCGCAGCCTTCATGTGTGCGCCCGTGTTCGACGAACCGGATCCGGATATATTTTTCAACCCAGGCAGGTATCATCGATTCTTACTTTCGCTAAGACTAAATATCAGAAAAGATTAGGAAAAAGTGCCGGAGTCATCTGATCGATCGGGTACGGTTCGTTCAGCATGTCCTCGACGGCAAGGGTCCCGGTGACAACCATCGAATCGTAGTAGGCTTCCCGCAGTGTCATGGCGTAGGGCCCGGCTTCGATCGTATTCGGTGCCGATGCCAGGATAACCGAGATTGTAACCGTGGGCGGGCCGGTGATCGATCGTACGGCGTCGACCACTGTGCGGTCGATGTTATCGATCACAAGCGTTACGTCCAGGTTTCCTTCATCTGAGTCATTTGGCAAATTGATGGAAAATGGGAAAGCCGAATAGAGATTCCCGTTGCTGGTCACATCGGCGTAGTTGTTCACAACCCGGATCGGGGTGGTGAGGCTTGAGTGGTTAATCTCGACCAGCACGAGATAGACTTCGCTGCCTTCCTGTTTGAATGCGTCGGTCTTGAAATTCGTTGAGAGTACCCGGCTCATAGGATCTCCAGCTTGTAGGAGGCTTCGTAATACCCACCGCCGCCGGCTGACACCCAGGAGGGCGGATCAACAAAGCGCATGGTGGTGACGGCTCCGCCCGTGCGCGGGTTCTTCCAGGTGAACTGCTGGGTCCCGCCGGTCAGTGTCGTCATATAGAACGTCTCAAGGTCCGCCACCTGGGCTGCTGTCAGGATCTGGGTGCAGTTGATCGGCCGTGGGGCGGAGGTTGCCCGGCGCCGCAACTTGGGCGGGCCGGTATCCATGCCGGACCTGATAACGTTGCTCGGAATAGTCTCCTGAAACCCGTCGATTGTCACGAAATCCGGGAGTGTCCCGGGCCAGCTTGCCATGGATTACCTCCCTGATCTGCGCAACCCGTAGGTAGCTTCGAAGGCCTTGCTTGCCGGTCCGCCTGAGGCAATGGCGTTTCCGACCATGACTTCGATCATGCGTTTGTCCATGCCGCCGGAGTTTGATTCCCGGGTAGAGACCTGCTGGCCGGAGTAGTTGTGGACGACCACACTCGTTGTTCCTGCTCCGCCAGTACCCTCGGCGCGGACCCCCAGCACCCCGCCCGGCCCCCTTGAAAGCGGCATGATGGCCTCGGGTCCAGCCTCTCCCATCAATCCGGTGCCGCGGGCAAACGGGAAGACCGTAGGCCGGCGGACGATCCCGCCGCGTCCGAACCGGACCATGCCGAACTGATCGTAAACACCGCCTTTGGCATCCATCGGTCCGGTTTTTGGCTGCCATCCGTAATCCGACCCCCACTCGCCTTTCATGTCGCCGCCGACATACCCAGCGCCGGGATTAGGAGTCTGATCGACATCGAACCCAAATTTTTTGAAGATCATACCCATCAGCCCCTGACCTGAGCTGCCGTTGATCTGGTTGCGAATATCCTTGGTCATCATGTCGAAGAGCATGTCCGAGAACATGCGTTGAATTCGTTGCAGGATATTCTGGATAGTATCCTGCAGCTTCGTGAAGTCGGCACTCATCAGATCGAAGAAGCCGTCCTTGAACCCCTGGTGGATATCGTTGGCGGCGGACTTCCATTCATCGGCGATTTCCGATGCGATCGGCTTGGATTCGGCTTCGAGTTCTTTCATGCCGGCGATGATCCCGTTGAAGGGATTGTTTCGTCCGCGGCTCCAGCTGGCTTCATTTAAAGTTGTGGCCCGCTTGAGCCATTCGGAGCTGCGCTCGGGCCCGATTATTTTCTGCAGGCGTTCGGCCTGGCGGCGGTTCTTGTCGGCGATCAGTTTGAATTCTTCGTCCGACATTTTGCCAAGTGACGTATGGTATTCTCCCCATGCGGAAAGCATGGGGTTGGTCACATCATCTTCCAGTCGACGGCGCAATTCTTCGCCGTATTCCTGCTGTTGAGCGATGGTCAGTTTCCATTTCCTGGCTTGGATCTCGACTTCGGCTTCGATGTCCTTGCCGGCGGCAATGCGGTAGTCCTGCTCAAGCATGCCGGCTTCGGAGTAGAACTTCTTCATTGCCTCAAGGCGAGGGGCGTTTTCTTCACGGTCGAGTTTGATCCTGCCGATATCGTAACGTTTCTGCGCTTCGGCCACATCGTGCTGGTAATAAAGCCCTTGCGGCATATTTTTAACTTTATCGAGTGCATGTTGAAGCGCATCTATTTTTTGATTTTTAAGATACTCCGTCATCTTCCCGGTTTCCTGGAAGATGTTTTCATGGATTGCGATTTTCGGGGCTTCCCGGCGCATCCGGACGCCCCATTCTTCCATGACCTGTTCCTTATCAGCTTCAGCCTGAGTAAGGCGTTTGGCATCTACATCCTGCTTCAGTCTGAACTTGATATTGTCAATTTCGTTTTCCCAGTATTTTTCCCGAGTAGCGCCGGTAGTCTCGAAGAGTTTCTTCAGGGTCTCCATTTCTTTGGAGATTGACTGCTGTTGAATCTTCCAGGTTTCGGTTTCCTCGAATTCTTTAACCATGCCTGGCTCGATGCCGGACATCCTCATGCCGCGTACGGATTCGCCGATGGCTGTCCGCTTATCGGCCTGCATCTGTGCGGGGTAGAGCCCCATGGCGGTCGCCATCTGATTCCAGAAGGGCCGCTTCTGCTCGTTGGTCCACTGGTCGCTGCGCCAGGTCACACCGGAGTAATCGCTTCTGTCCGATGCCGACCATTGGCGCTCGTTTCTTTCCTGTGCTTTGGGGTCTGTTATATACGGTGGCCTCCAGGCAGGCTCGCTTGATTCTGTATTAAACGGATCTTTCCTTCTTTCAGTGAGGTTCCTCCAAAACCGATCCCATTTTGAATCCGCATTTTTCATGTCCCGCTCGAGGATATCGCCCATCTCCTGGGCTTCCTGCGGATTATATTCTTTGTTATATTGGCCGAATCCATTGGGAACTTTTAGATTCGCAAAGAAGTCAACCACCTTCGCGCCGTTTTCAACGATCCAAAGAAAGCTGTTCGACAGATTGATCATGGCCTCAGCGAGACGCCCGAGATTATCGACGACAACTCCACTGTTTGCATCCATCCAGGTGGATAAATTCGTCAACGTATTCATGAAGACCGGCTCTTCTCTCCTGAAGAAATCAGCTGCGATCAGCTTCATGCGTCCGGCGAATTTGTCCCAGGACTCCGAGGCGCCGCCCTTCATGGCTTCGTTCATCTCAAGCACATATCTGATCATGCCCTTGTCGCCACGATCGACCATCTCGGCTGCACTTTTTAGGCTGACGAACCCGTAGCGGGCAAGTTCGGCTGTGGTCGCAAGGCCCTTCATGGCGTCGGCCGTGCTCATGCCGCGCTCTTTCAAGGCCGCAAATGCCGATGAGATCTGCTTGGTGTCGATGCCGTCCTTGATCATGTCGCGCATCGACTCGTCCATCATCTGAAGACCCTTGGCGGAAAGATTACCGGTGGCACCGATTTTACGGAGTGTCTGGTCGTAGTCGTTTCCGGCGCTTACAATCGACGTAATCGTGGTCAGGACCTGCTGCCACACGAAGAGGGTTGCCGCAAGGCCGGACATCAAAATTGACCAGGTGCCGAATTTACTTTGCAGGATCCCGCCGCCTTCCATGGTTTTCTGGGCTTGTTTGATTTTGGCATCCTGAAGAAGTTGAAGTTTTTCCTGATCTAATCTTTTAACGGCAAGTTTATCCTCGGCTGCTTGTTGGGCAGCGGTTCGACGGATATGGCCTGCCCTGGACAGATAATCCTGATCCTGGAGTTCGGTCACAGTTTTATGATTTTTCACCGCCGCTTCTGTTTGTTGTCCCCACATGGTCCTTCGGGCGTTGACAAGACCTGCATCCTGTTTAAGCTGCAGGTCTCCCTGCCCGAGTCTTGTAACAGCAAGCTTGTCTTCGGCTGCTTGCAATGCGGCTTTTCGTCGGGTGGCTCCTTCAAGAGACAAATAATCTTCGTCTTGAAGTTGGGTGACAGTTTTATGTCTTTCGATTTCAGATTGCGACTGTTGTTTCCATAGACTTTGCTGGGCGTTGGCCACACCTGCATCTTGTTTGAGCTGCAGTTGTTCCCTGCTGAGTCGTGTGGTCGCAAGATTGTCTTCAGCGCTTCGCAAAGAGGACATTCGCTTGACATGCCCTTCTGCTGAAAGGTATTCGTCGTTTCTAAGTTCACTTACGATTTTATTTTTTTCGATTGCTTCCTTGGTCTGACGTCCCCATATATTCCGTTCGGCACTAATCGTTTGCCCTTCGAACAGGAGCATCTGTGTAGCGGCTGATCTGGCGCCGGCGTTGATACGATCGATAGAAGCTAATTCACCGGCAAGCTCCCTGGCGGCTTTGGGCTCCGATGGGATCGGCATGCTTCCGGGAGGGACCGAGCCTCCCCATGGAAATTTATTATTGCCGCCACCGCTGGTCCCGCCTCCGCTTGCAGACCCTCCACCGACACCTCCGGCACCATAAGCGGTATAGTCATCGGCGCGTGGTGGTCCAATGAATTCAGCGGCTGCCATTTGGAGGGCTCTTGATTTGCGCATCGACTGCGTTATTCTCGGCCCGTAAAAAGTAGACCCGTTGTTGCTGGCGATAGCTTCTTCAACCGCTTGGAGTGTTCCGGTGTTGATAGCTGCAGCATTGGTCTCGATCTGTTTTTTAGCGGCTTTCGACATTGCGGCAGTAAGCGGGGCTTGCTGAAGGCTATTTGGATCCGTTGGCGGAAGTGTAGCCCCTCTTTCCGCATATGAAAGCAGATCGGCCTGACGCGAAGGAGCGGACCGTGAGACGGACCGCCACCTGTTTTCGGCTTCGGCTATTTCCCTTTGAGCCAACCCCTGCTTTGAATCGTAATAAGCCGAGGCACTGGCCATGTTACGATAATGATTCTCGACTTCGGCCTGTTCCCGATCCCATTGGCCTTTTTCGGAAGCATAATACGACTGCTGCCTTGCAAGCCTTTCGTCGTTTGCTTTTTTCTGGATAGCCGCATAGTTGTTTGCCTTGGCGGCTGTGTTGGCTGCTTTTTTTTCTTCCAGTTCATCGAGCGCCCTGTCAACAGCCGATTTCTGTGACAAAAAAACTTTATAAGCGTCGATATCATCGTCAAGGGAATCTTTGACCTTGGGGGCACCTTCTGCCGACAAGATCCTTCTAACATTGTCAGCGGCTTTTTTGGCATCATATCCAACCGATGCAGAAGTAGCCCCTCCGGTAAAGACCCTCCGGTTTAAAATGTTTTCGGTCATCTGGTCTACGGTGAGGGGTTTCTTTCCAACCTGCTGCATCTGGCTGAATGGAAGCGACTGCTGGTAGAGTTCCGTATCCGCTTTTATTTTTGCTTTAGCAGCCTGTTGATCGAGTTTGGCCAGCGCTTCGTTGTTTCTTTTTCTGGCTTCCTGTTGCAGTTTTCCGAGGCGGTCCTCTTCGGCAATCCGGGTATCGGCAACATTGCGGCGAGCCTGGCCAGGTTTGATATCGCCAATCTCATCGACCTTACGGCCGGTGGCCTCAGCGGTGACACCGAGTTCCCTGATCTTGGCTTCGAGTTCCTTAACCCGGACTTCGGCCTGCCTGGTGTCGATAGTGATTGAGATATTGTCAGCCATCGGTCCCGACCTTTTTAGGTGGATAGCAGAACTTCATGAATTCGTTGTCGAGCACATGCATGCGGTCTATGAAGATCATCTTCTGATCCCACTCGACGATTCCATAGACGCGCATGCCTGACTCCAGATCCGACATGCTGATCGGATTCGGCCCCGAAAACCCGATGGTGCGCCGGGCTGACAATTCCCAGAAGAGATCCATGTCGACCTGCAGGTCATCATAGAGTTCCGGCCTGGTTTTCATCTGATCAATTTCGATGCCATCCGCAGCGAGGTTCGCAAAGAAATCCTCCTGCTTAGAATACTTCAGCTGCCAGCGGATGACGTCTCGGAGTTTTTTTCGGTATCGGCCTCGATCCCCGCGGCGTCGTCCGGAAGGAAATTGTTCCGGTCGTTGGCCGTGCCCAGGATATCCGCCATGAGCTCGTCGTATTTGGTCAGGGCCTGGATCTTGTTTTCGAGTGTGGCCGGGACGTCTTTATCGTCCTGATCGAGGACCCCTTCCCACTTCATCAGGATCGAATCGGCAACGATCTTGATCCAGAGCGCTTTCCTGCGCGCCGGGTTGCGTCTTGAGAGTTCCATTGCACGCTCGTATTTGCGCACGAGCTGGGCGAATTTCTCGTTGGTGGCGTGATTGGCTTCCGAGACCCACATGATGATCGGCTCGCCCTTTTTGTTGGTGCCGACTTCTATTGGTATACCGCCGGCACTTTTTTCCGGATCCGTCTTGTAGATGCTGTCCAATGCGTCGAACATAAAAGTCCCCCGTTGGTTGTGGCCCCGTTGAAGTTTTAAGTGAGATTGAGCCCAGGCCTTTCGCTTTACGACGGGGCCGCGTGAGGCTACTTTGGCCCGGGCTCAAACTGCGGTTAGGTGCTCTTGGTGATTTTTACCGTGCAGCCATCACCGGACGAGTAAAGCGCCCGCCAGCCGACGTTCTCGATGACGTCCGCATCTTGGCCGGGTGTGGGCAGGGTATCGGATTCGAACTTGACGTTCGGGAATTCGAAGAGATACGAATCCGAGGCGCCGTCGGTCATCTGGAACTTCAGCTTGGTGGCGGTGCCGGCGAGGAACTTCGCCATGAGCCGGGTCTGAGTGCTCGCATTCAGGATCGCGTTGAACGTCCCGGTTACATCGCATTTGCCGACCCCGGTGTCCTGAGGTGCGTTGGTGCCGATACCCTGGATCAGCCGGACGTTGTTCGTCAGGTTGAAAGAAAGATCCTGGACATAGATACCGTTCAGGTTGGTCAGGGTTGAACCTTCCATGAACTGCGCGACGTTTGTCATGCAGTTCAGAACCGATGTGGTCGTGGCGGCAATGGTCGTGGTGGCGCCGGTTGTGGCCGCAGACGTGGCTGAGCCGCCGATAAAGCCGAAGGAGCCGGTGCAGATCGCTCCGGTTTTGAGTGCCAGCGAGAAGGTGTTCGGCACCATGCCCTTGTAGATAATAAAGCGGCTCACATCGACCCAGCCCTTTTCAATCGAAAAGGGTGTCCGGGTGACGCCGTTTTTGCAGACGTTCGTGATCCAGGTCGAGAACAGCGCCGATGCGATAAAGGCATCGAAGGTGTCTCCGGACATCTCGAACTCGAAGGAGCCGGTGTTCTGGCGGCTGACCTGGACCAGGTCGGCCGTGTTGCGGTCGGATCGGATTTCGCTTGAGGTGATATTGGTGACCTCGGGGTTGAACGAATCACCGGTGATACGCATGGTTTTCATGCAGGGGGTGGCCGGGGTCGTGTTCCAAGCACTCTCAGCGACGTATTTGAGGACGACTCTGTTTGAATCTGCCATTGTAACCTCCGTTGGGATAACTCATTAAAATTTAGATAATTTCGTCCCGGAAGTATGGGCAAAGAACTCTGACCACATACCACTCCTGGACTTCCCCGCCGTTTCGAACGACCGGGCTTCTGCAAGTGATTCCTGAGAACTGCTTCCGCCGGAACACTCCTGCGGCTTTATCGGCAAGGGCCCTCCCCGTTATGGTGCCGATGCCTTTAGGCGTGTAGATATTCACGATGATGATGCCTGTGTTTCTGTGAAGAACGCTGGTGTTGCCTGAGATTTCTGCCTGGTGCGATGAAAAATCAATGACCCGCAGTTCAGCAAACGAGATATGCGGTGTCTGAATGAATTCGACGTTCTCGTACTTGATCGCACAGGCTGTAAAGCCGGTTGCGAATTCATTTTCGATTGCGGTCTGAGCTGCGGTGTAGCTCATTTGGATCCGCCTTTCGTTTTGAAAGACATCTTCAGCCCGACACGCTGGCTGACGTTCATGGTGATCGTCTTGATAAAAGTCCGGACATGATTGAGTACGGCTTCGTAGACCATGTAGGCCGGCGTCTGCCCGCTGCCGCGTTCGACCTCATCCGCGTGATCGCTGTTGTTTTCAAACTTTACGACCCCGATTCCTGTCGGAAGCGCGTCAATGCCCATATCGATCTGCTGGTTTAAGTTCATTTGAACTTTTTCCTGTAACGCGACGGCTTCCATATCCGTTAACTGATCCGGATATTTCTGTCCGGGGACAGACCACTTCTGGAGATTGGTCGGCCCTTCGGTTATGACCGGAGTCTTCTCCGACACGGCCACGCGGTGGCTTGCCAGATAGGATCCGGACCAGATTGGTGATTCACCCACTAATTTTTCAGCGACTTCCTTGGCGACGACCCGCAGCGCTTCTCTGGCTACGTTTGCCGCAAGATTACCTGCTTCCTGCATTTTTTCTTTGTTGACCTTGGCGCCCATCTACGGTTTCTTTATTTTGAACGTGTAGGTCACCTCGGCCGGGTCCCAGGAGATCTCCTCAACGGTCCAGTTGACCGCAGCGATCGTCACCAGGTCCTTGATTCTTGGTACCACTCCGCCAAGTTCAGACTGTTTCACCATCAGCCTGAATTCATTCTCATTGATCGGTGTCTCCGGCCGGTCGCGAGCGATGCTCTTCCGGATTGGACCGGGAGAGAGCAAAATTCCGGAGACCGGGATGTTCACATCCGTATTTGCCACCTTGCCGGTCGACGGTGTGTAGACGCTCGTGCGCTTAATAAAGACGCAGTCGGTCTTGATATCGCCGACGGCCATGAAGGCTGCATCGACTGCTTTCGCTATGGCTGCTTTCAGGGCCATCGGTTATGCCCTCGATAAAGTCTTGCCGCCGGGTTTGGCCGCGTACCACTTGATCATTTCCCACACCGATGCGGGCAATGTTGGCTTCTTGGTCCAGGGATCGACGTCCATCTCGATCGTATCGACCTTCATGCGCTTGAACCCAAGCAGGTCGCGGTTGGTTTCAAGCGTCCGGTCTTCGGACAGAAGAAACATGGAAAATTCCGCAGTTGCGTTTTTCAAAAACGTCGGGATTTCATCCCCGTCCAGGAAGACCCCGGCGTCGTAAAGATCCGTGTCGTAATAGCTTGCCTGCAGCGAGGCGTAGTCGCGTTCCGGAACGTATTCCCGTGGCCAGCGCAGGGCCTGGGTCTCGCTGGCCTTGAAGCCCTTCCATTGGACGGCATCGTCCAAAATGCGGGTCGCCCAGATAATAGCCGCTTTCTTGTCGTCGTCTTCTGCATCTTCCCAGACCGTTTTATGAAGCCTGGTTGTGAAATAAGTGTTGGCCTCTGTGAGCGAGCAGTAGCCGTTTGCATTCACTGCCCCTGAAGTGGTCACCAACGAGATCGCCATCGAGGCCTCCTGTTACGGGACAACCGGTTCAACGAGTTCGACGACCTTGATCGCCAGTGTGTCCCAGACGATTCCGTCCGGATGACTCGGATCATAGACGATCAGTTCGGCAGCGGTATCTTTGCCGAGGACAAGCGTGTCGCAGAGCCCAAGTTTGATGCCCACGATGTGGTCCGCTGCGTAAGTCACCCAATCGAAGACGCCGGCATTATCTTCGGAGTCATAGAACTTCTCCAGGAAGAAGACCGACATCTTCGTTATGGCGGCAAAATTCGGATAGGATACGACCCCGTCCACATCCGTCTGAGACAGCTCTACCTTGAGTTCGTTGTCGAACCCAAGGTAGACCATGTTGAAGACCGTCGTGGTGGTCATCGAAGGCTCCGCTTAATCGAGGGTTACGTCGAAGGCACCAAGCGCGAATTCGACCGTGTCGCCCGTGTCCGGGGTCTGGTCCGTCATGGTGTTCTCATAGACCAGGATATTCCCGGCGCCGATCGTGGCCCCGTCGACGATAAAGCAGGCCGTCACCAGGCCCCAGCTGCCGGTCGGGGTGTTCATGGTGATGGCGTTGGCATTATCGAGACCGGAGGCGTTAGCGATCGTCCAGGTCGGGGCGGCCCCGCCGTTGATATTCACCTGCTTGCGCGCATAGTTGTTGCCGTTCGCGCATTCGGTGACGTTACTGCCGGCAGTCGCGTCGGTCAGGTTCGCCGTGGCAAGCCCCAGATAGGTCGCGGGCTTGGCGAAGGCCTGGTTGCGGAAGGCAAAATCCAGGAGCTTGTTGGCAAGATAGTCGCTGCACTCCCCGGCGTTGATCGAGATCACGACTTCGGACGAGGCGATCGAGGGCGTGTTGCCAGAGACGACCGTCTTGCTGGCGGTGAGCTGCCCCCAGGCAAGCATGTTGTTCGCGGTAGCCGCATCGAAGATCCCGTAATGGGTAAGAGTGCCCCAGGAGCCGGACGCCTGGTCGAAGGTGACGAGCGCGTTCTGGGTGATACTCCGGCCGGTGGCTGCGCCGAAGGTGATCGCCTTGCGGTTGTAGTTGTTGCCGGAGGGCTCGCCGGTGAGACCCGTGTCGGAGCCTCCAGTCCCAAGCCCGATATAGATCGTTGCAACCGGGGTGTAGGCTGCATTGAAGATGTGGTCGAGAAGCTCCAATTCCAGATAGTCTGAAAGGGATCCCATGGTTTCCTCCAAGGCTTACTATTGCTAAGATTTAATTACAAAAAAAATGAACCTGGCTTCTATATTTAACAATCTTAATAGATTGGAATAGCAAAGTCAATTCAATTCTTCAGAGTGCGCATGATAACCAGCGATTAAAATTAATGATTTGTTGCACTGGTTGATCCTACCACACGGGCATCGAACACATCGTTTTTCATCTGGGCCCTGGTTGCCAATGCGATTCGTGCCCTGTAAGTATCCGAAACCACTTGAGCATGCTGCTGGTAGAGAAGCTCAAGCATCTGCACCGAGAGCAGGACATCGTTAGTATCTGATACGATCCCGATCGAGGCTGCGACCTGGCGCTGCACGAAAAGATCCGAGGCCGAGGCGTCGAAGTTGGGTGCAGCGGCTGCCTGCAGGTCGCGCTTGACGTTGATATGCGGTGCTGAGAGCTGAGAGCCGGCCGTAATCCCTGCGACAAGCAGCCTGCGGGGGTCCAGGTAAGCGTTTCTGGTCGAGGAGCCCATGCCTACGGCTGCCGTGAATTCGGTGATTTTGGCAAGGCTTACGTCGATATTACGAGTGTTGACTGAGACATTGCATCCCGACCCTATTACCCTTCTGACTTTAAGGTTGGGAGTATTCGTCCCGATGACGGGAGCGATCGTGGTGGTGAATCCGCATTTGCGGAGAATATCGACCGTATTCGCCGCAGTCGAAACAATGGCGGAGGCCGCCGTGAAACTCACCTTCTTATCGAGGTGGACGTTATTTGAAGCGGAAGAACCAACAGCAGAGACGGATGTGAGATTCCGCTTTACAGGTAGATCGACTGAATTTGAAGCGATGGCAGCCGGTGCGCAGGCGGCCGTGAAATATTTGGGTACGTTAAATTTGATTGAACTTGTACCTGAAGAAACAGCAGACAATATATTGGTAATATTACGATAAACGAGAACGTCAACTGTGTTGGCGGCAGTCGTCCCGATAGCGCAGACGGCCGTGAAGGACTTGTACCCGGTGATCATCAACTCGATGTTCCGGGTTGAGAAGACGGGCGCGGTGATAGCTGTAATGTTGCGTTTGACCTTGATATCGGCCGTGTTGGCTGCGGTGGTCCCGAGCGCTGCAGCAGCTGCGAAGTTCAGCTTTTTGCTGAGGGCGACCGTGTTGTCCGCAAAGACTACAACTGCGGAGGCTGCGATAAGCCTGCGATATACAAGAAGATCGACAGCGTTATCGGTTGTGACCCCGATAGCCGCAGCCGATATAATGTTGCGCTTGACGTTGATATCCGCTGTGTTGGCAGTGGTCGTCCCGACGGCGATCGTTGTTGCGAAGCTGCACTTCCGGTAGAGATCAACCGTGTTGACGGCAAGGGTTCCGATCGCGGCGATCGCCGAGAAGCTTAGTTTCTTATCGAGATCGACCGTGCTCGAAGTGACCGATCCCATGGCGGCAAGAGCCGTGATGTTGCGTTTGATATTGAGATCAGCCGTGTTCGCCGCGGTTGTAGCGACACTGCAGGCCGCTGCAAAGCTGCGCAGGGTTGCCGTCGAAACGGTGATGTTGCTGGTCGAGAATACGATAGCGGACGCAGCGGTGATGTTACGCTTGACGAGAAGATCAACAGCACTCGAGGTCCCGACGGAAGGCGCTGCGATGGCAGTGATATTCCGCTTGACCAGAAGATCAGCCGTGTTAGCGGCAAGGGTTCCTATAGCGGATAGCGCTGCAAAACTTAATTTTTTATCGAGATGAACCGTGTTGACGGCAAGCGATCCGATCGCGGAGACGGCCGTAACGTTGCGCTTGATATTAAGATCAGCCGTGTTGGCGGCGGTCGTTCCGAGCCCAGCAATCGCTGTGATGTTGCGTTTGACCAGCAGGTCAGCTGTGTTTGCGATAGATGAGATCACACCGCAGGCCGCCGTGAAACTGCGCATGTTCGCGGTTACAACGTCGATATCACTTGTCGAAAAGACGATCGCGGAAGCGGCTGTAATGTTCCGTTTGACGAGAAGATCAGCCGTGTTGGCGGCGGTCGAACCGACGGCAGCGGCTGCCGCGAAGTTGCATTTGCTTAGAAGATCAACCGTGTTGACGGCAAGAGATCCGACCGCGGATAAAGCCGTGACATTGCGTTTGACCAGAAGGTCGGCCGTGTTTGCGGCGGTCGATCCGATCGCAGCGGCAGCTGTGAAGTTGCATTTGCGGGAAAGATCTACCGTGTTAACGGCAGTGGAAGCAATCGTAGCAGCAGCCGTGACGTTGCGTTTTACGTTCAGGTCAGCCGTGTTGGCGGCAGTCGATATGATTCCGCAGGCCGCCGTGAAGTTTACAGTGCCTGCCCCTGCTTCGATATCGAGAGTGATATCCTGGACGTAGTAATAAGTAGCTGGCGCTTCCTGGACATCGAGATCAACCGTGTTGACGGCGGTCGATGCGATTGTGGCGGTAGCGGCAAAGTTGCATTTCCTATAAAGATCAACCGTGTTGACGGCAGTCGATCCAACGGCACAAACCGCCGTGAAATTCCATTTTTGACTGGTCCAGGAGATTTGGATCTCACCGCGGGCGCCGTTGCCGCCGACCTGGTTGGCTACACCGCCTCCGGCCCCACCGCCGCCGATTGCGAACCCGGCGTTTCCGGCAACCGAGTTGGCCGCATTACCGCCGTTCCCGGCCCCACCGCCACCGCCAGCTCCACCCGCGGCCGATGCGGTGTTTGCACCGGATCCGCCGTTTCCAGTGGTTCCGCCGGCGCCGCCGCCTGATCCCGGGATAGCAGCGGTTGTCGTGTTACGGGAGGCACCGTTGCCACCGGCGTATTCCAAGTCACCGGATCCGTTGGCAGGCAATCCGCCGGCAACGTTAGCAGCGTTTCGTCCGCGGGTTCCACCCCGTCCGCCTTCGGCCCAGGCGGCGTTGGCATTGTTCTGGTTTTGGGCGTGCCGAAAAATAGAGGTGACACCGGGAGAGCCGTTCGCGTTGGCGGCACCTCTGGCACCGTAGTTTCCAACCGTGACGACGTGGACATACCCCGGCGTGACCGCATAGTTATTTAATTGGACAAAGCCACCACCGCCGCCGCCGCCGCCGGCGTTTGAAGCCGCGCCCCCGCCGGCGCCACCGCCGCCACCCCAAACCCGAACCGTGACAGCCGTGACTCCGGCTGGAACTGTCCAGGTATCGTCGCCGACTACGGTAAAATTATTTGAACCGGCAGCCATTTCTATCCGCCATATTTTTCCCTGAATTGTTCAAGCAGTGGTACCCGCCCCGATACACCTGCCGTCAAATGCGGTTCGTTAAAATTGAGTGGATTCAAAGTCAGGAAGATCCCGTAGCGTGCGGCAATCCTGGTTCGAAACTTGATATCTTTGTAGGCCGCCAGCTCCTGCATTTCGCACTCTTGGACTTCTTTTAAATCGTGGATCCGGTATTTGGATTTATCGATATTCCCGAGACGCTCAAGATTCTTCGGCGAGATATCATCCACTCCACCCGTGCAGGAGCTCGACCGACGCTTTAGGTTGAGACTGCCGCCGCAGTGTCTGCAGAACTCCTGGATCTGGAATTTGAAATCCCAGGGATTCTTTCGCCACCAACGCGGTGTTACTGGCCAGGCGAAGTTCTCGCCGGTTTTATATTCCGGGAAGAGCAGGCTCATCGAGGCTGCGATCTCGCAAAAGTAGGCGCCGTTCGTATTGATTGAAGCACTCCAGGATTCCTGGAAAGAGCAGTGATTAATTTTTGAGTACATCTCATCTTTGTCTTCGATCACCTCTTCGGCTGCCACCAAGAAGGGATGGTGGTAAATATCCGCTCGGCTGTGATCGTTGATAAAGATGCTCCCGAACGTTGCGCAGATAATTTCCCGGTATTTCTCGTAACCTTCCGGCAGCGTCGTCCATAGCCCCAGGCGCCGGCGTCCTATTTTCTTCAACGCATAGGCGCAGATCTTCTCGAAGTCCGGGTGCAGCAGCGGCTCCCCGCCCTGGATCCCGGTCATCTTGGGATACCACTTCATGGAGTCGACGGCCTCTTTAAATTGATCGAACCCCATGAAGTAGGAATTCCCGTAGCGCACGAAACGCGTGCAGTTGGAGCACCGGTTAGGGCAGACGTTGGTGATCTCGATCTGGCAGGTGTCCATGTCCATCATCGATCTCATATGAGCCTCCACATCTTGAGGATGTTCTTCATCTCAAGAAATTTCTGCTCGGCTGAGATTGTATAGGCATGCCAGGCGAACCAGGATTCCCCCAGTCCGATATCCTTTAAGCGCTTGGTGATCGTCGTGAACTTCAGGCCGTACTTGGCGATGTTCCTGGACAGCACGAAATCGTCGACAAGCTTATCCGGGGTGAAGACCGTGTTGGCTTCATCGACAGTTGGAAAACAGCTTGCCGTCACATCGGCCTGGGTGATATCCGTCTGTGGCTCCCAGAGTTCGATGCAAAGATCCGACGCCACCGTGAACCAGTTGCAGCTTGAGATATTGCGGCCGTCCCGAAGCATGAACCGGTCGGGCCGGTAGCGTACGGCCTGGTAGTCGTTGCCCATGTGGGCGACGGTGTCCTTGGTCAATAGATTGGTCACATCCACCATCTCCGGATGGATCAGCGCGTCGGCATCGATGTAGATGTTCCAGTCGTTTTCCATTTCCTGCGCCAGCTGGTAGATCTGAAGCTTTTCGTAGCGGATGTTCCAGTCCGGGAATTTCCGCTCCTTGATGACATGAAAGTCCGCCCCGATTTTATTCGCATAGGCCTTGAGTAGCGGAAATGTCATCTCGCAAATTTTGGGTTCATAGTCTCCGATTGCCAGGGTGAACAAAGTCTTCTTGATCTTTTTTTGCCACATGATAGCCGCCCCGTTTTACTTTTGCTAAGGTTGCAAGACACGACGATAGTAGTCGATAGTATGTTCAAGCCCGTCCTCGAGCTGTATTTTCGGTTCCCATCCTAAAAGGTTTTTGACCTTGGAGATATCGACGACCTTGTGGCATTCGTCGACGACCAGGATATTTTCGTCCGTTTTGATTTGGACCTTCTTGCCGATAATGTTCAGGATCAGTTTTGAAAGATCAGCGATCGAGATACCCTTCGGCGCTCCGAACTCAAGCATGCCGGTTATGTTCGATTCCATGAAGGCGATAAGCCCATTTACGATATCAAAGACATGACAGAATGAATCGATCTGGGCTCCGCCGTTCCATAAGCTGATCGGCTCTCCGCGCAGAGTCTTGGTGATAAAGACCGGGATCACACGCCCGTCGTTAACCGCCATGCCCGGACCGTAGACGCTCGCCAGGCGTGCGATCTTGGCGCCATGCTCGGTGCAGATCCGCTCACCTTGTTTCTTGCCCCAGATATAATCCGAAACTCGCGGACAATCCCCCAAGACTTTCACAGATGATACAAAAAGAAACGGGCATCTGGCCATCTCGAATAATTTTTCCGTGCCGGTCGAGTTGACGCTGCGGGTCATGCCGCGGTTTTCATTTACTGCGTTTGGATCCGTTGGGGATGCAAGGTGATAGATCCGGTCGTAGTTGAGATCCGGGATGTCGTCGATATCCCCCGGCAGAAACCAGAATCGATCGGACAGATTCTCGACATTTTTCAAAGAGCCAGTTACCAGGTTGTCTGCACAGAAAACATAATTCCCCCGATCGAGAAGCGTCCTGCAAAGATTGCTTCCAATGAAGCCTGCCCCGCCTGTTACGAGAATTTTTTTCATTGATCACCGGCTTTGAAGTCATCCAGTTGATATTTATTGGCAGCATTATGGACTATAGCGATTCCTAAATATCTTCCTTCGGGATTATCAGCAGTTAAATCGACATTAGCCCATGTCTTTATGGGATTCGACCAAGGCCGTGCTACGCTGCTTGTCCCGTTGTCATATAAATTTACAGTGGAATTATTTCTTGCTCCACTAATCTCAATCCCATAGTAATGTCCACCTGTAAGCTCATCTACAAGACTTGTACCTATAACCTCCCCATCTGCATTGTTTAATTCAAAATCACCCATATTTGCTTCAAAGCTAATCCAATCTCCACTGGCAAGGGCTTCTGTTCCTCTAAAAATGATGTCTATTCTGTTGCCGCTTCCTATTCCTGGGTTTATAACTTTAAATTCTATATATTGATCATCAGTATTTGTCGGAGAATTATAATAAATACCAGTCCATGAAGAATCACCGTTATTATTTTGAAGCACACCTGAAGTGATAACCCAGGTGCCTGCTACAACAGTCCAAGCTGACAAATCGCCACTGAAAGTATCTGAAAATGAAGCTTTCCCTGATGATACCTCCACCCTGAGTTGAGCAAAGCCGCTGCTTGAGAAAGTATCCGGAAGAGTCCCAAGCTCCGTCCAGCTCGCTGCAAGGCAGGCCGCTTCGGTTGCGCCGGTTCGGAAACTCATGGTAATGGGATTAGATTTAAATGCCTTTGCAAAACAAACCCATGATTCATTAATCGTAGATGCCAGAGCAACCCCGAACGATCCTGCAATATCCGCTGCATTTTCTGCAATGGCTCTAATGCCAGACACATTACCAACGTCCCTAAGAACAGATGGAGAAGAAGAACTTAAAGTTTGACTTGTTCCAACAAGACTGAAAAATCCTCCTATAATGAGTTCGTTATTTTCAGCAGTATTGGCTGGTGTAGTAGCATAAGGGGAAGTCGCATCTACATTTCCAGAAGGGTCATATCCCGTATCATGCGAAGTAATTCCTGACCATGATCCGGTTGATATTTGCACTCCCTGATTGGCAGTTGAATAATTAACCGTGACCTTGTTTGCTGCATTGGCAGCTACATCAAGAGCTATCCAAAATTCAATATTAACATAATAAGTTGCAGCAAAAAGAAATTGATAACGTGATCCACACAAAGTATATTTCGCATTATTCCCTGCCGTATCTGTTATACTGGTGACGGTTTTATATCCTGTTGTATCCACTATTTCTGCGATGACAACAATGGCATTACCTGCTGTTATTGGTACTGCTGCAAATTGTTCAATAGATGAAGATGATCCTAAAAAATTATTCCCACCACCAGTATTGGGTACAAAATTGATTCCCATTTGCTTTTATCCTTATGCCTTTACTACTTTGCAGCGCAGCGCCACTTCAGCCGTGCCGCCCGATTCATAACTGGGAAGATTTGCTGGCATTCCGCCCGTCGAATCGACATCTATTGCATAGCGCAATTCTCCTGACGCGCCTGTCACCAAAACCCTATCATGTAAAACTGCTGTCACATCCATCGAATAAGCAAAGAGATAATTGGTGCCACCCTGCAATACGCCCGGACTCGCACCACCGGCCGCTTTTACTGCCGCTTGCGTCATATGTCCTTGCCAAGTTGGAACGCCGCCGTTTGCAGATACAGCTACTTGCCCTGTGCCTTCCGCCACAAGCACACCTGCCGTAGTATAAACACCAAGGCGAATATTTACTGCTTGAGTTTGATAGCATTTCAATGAAAGTTCTTGGATATTTTGTGGGCCATAGCCGGGACAAGTATATTCGTGCATCAACCAAATAGTAGCAATGCTGGGACTGTCATTGGTATCGGATGCTTCATTGCCGAAATACTGGGGGTAGGCGTCCTTGTCTATCGTGATCGTTCCTGCGCCGGTGTTGACCACTTCCGATTCCATGTATTCGCCAGGCGCGAGCTTGAGGCGTTCGGTGTCGCCACTATTCTCGATAGTGCCGGTGCCAGTCCAGTTTGTGAAAGCCCTTACATTGGTCTGCGTGACACCGGTAACATGACCCCAGCAGGTTGAGCCTTCGATGATGGTTACAACATACTCATCGGCACCGATGTCCCATGTGTCTGTAACTGTTTGTCCATCTATGTCTACGTCGTATGGGCTACCAAGATTGTCTCCAGCATCTTTCAGAACAGTATCAGTTGACTTCAGATGAAAATCACTGGCAGCATAATCAACAAAATAATCTGAATAGGCTGTTTTGTTCTGATAGCTTGCACCGTTCGGGCTGGTCGTATCAGAAGAAATATTTTTAGCGCTGGTTAATGCTGCGGGAGAATCAAAATAATAAGCAGTACCTGAATTACCAGCAGAAAAGTTGTTTTTTAAATTTATTGCTCCAGTAAATGCAGCATCATCGGCACAAAGAACTATTCCGTTCTTGCAACCATAAACGGTATTATTGTAAATCAATCCAGCAATGGTGGTAGAATTTTCTTCTGCGAAACATATACCGGCAGAGAAAAGGGAATCTGATCCATCATTAAAACCATATACTATATTTCGATAGCAACGGTGATTAGAGGTTGATCCAGATGAGCAAATAAATAAAATCCCAATTTCAATTTCTTGCACATTATTATTTGATTTTCGTACAATACAATTTCGTACTGTTATATCCGTTGGGTTTACATCCCCCGCTGCAAAGATGCCATCTGTCGCAACTCCATTTCCACCACTGCTGGCCGGAGCAACGTCAATTTGTTGCCACTCAATAATGGTATAGGATTCATGATTCAGGATAGCTGCTGTCTCACCAGATGCCGTTGTGATTTTATGCCGCGATTTTGTAGCATCCCATTTTCCATTATGACGATATTCAGAGGGAGAAGTTATTTTAATATATTGAGTAGATGAAACTGTCCATCCATCCAATACAACATTGGTATCATCAGATGAACCACCCGTACACACACGACTGGCAACAGCGATTTCGTTCCGAGCGCCAGTCAAGTCCCCCTGCTGGGCGGCTTCCCAGTCATAGAGGCTGTCGTAGTCGGCTCCTGCGCCGAGATCGGGGTCGATAACTTTGATGACTTCAACTTCTGCTGGGCGCAATGCCTTCGAGTAACAAACAGCCTGTCCAATCGTATTTCCATCAGCAGCAGAAACACTCCCTGATCCCGCAGATGAAATCAAATTGGTTGCTAAGCAAAAGTCTGAATACGATCCTGCGATGTTTACTCTAACCACCGATGGACTTGAATTCGCATAAGGCCCAGTCCCAATGCCGTCATAAATTCCAAAAATCCACTCACCATCATTTTTGGTGGTTCCTGCCGTGGTAGTAAATGGAGAAGATGTATCGTAATTTCCAGCCGGAGCAAATCCGGTATCATGAGCGCCGCTTTTCGCAACACCTAATAAATGGGCTACACAAAGCCGTGGATATGTGGATGATGGAAACGTGACCGTGACCACATTCGATGCGTGACCAGTAATATCTTGAGCCAGGTAAAAAGTTAATCGGCGGCTTGTTGTGCCATCAAGATAAGTCCCAAGTTTTGAATAATTATTTCCAGCGGTATCCTGGCAATTTGAAGGGTCGCCGCTGTAGGTATAAACCCCAACGATAATCGCATTACCGGAAGTGACCGCCAAAGCAGCGGCGGCTATTGAAGTAGCAGCACTTCCGGTATCGTTTTGGTTATAACTACCATTTACAAATGCAATTCCCATTTTAAGCCGCCATCTTGTCTATGATCTTAGAAAGAAATTCAGCCTTGGTCATCGTGACCATCCCACCCGCCGCAACAATCAAGTCATGATCGGCTAATGAGATTCCGTACTGGTGGCGCATGTAGACCTGTTCCAGCCGCCGCTTCACATCGGCCCTGAAGCGGGTAAGAATATCTTCCCGTTCAATCTCAAAGACAAAATTAGGATAGACTTGGCTAATGACCGTGCCGCCTCGTTCAACGATTTTGCGTGTGATAATATCCCCGATGTGGGTTTCGATTTCTTCCTGGGTCATATCGCGCAGAATCTCGCCGTCCTGCTTCTGAAGCGGAAGCCATGCCTCTTGAATGGCCGTGACGGTAATATTCCCGATCCCGGTTGCGCCTGAATAACTGTTCAAGGCAAAGCTGACCTTGCTTCCCAACAGTGGCACTTCCCAAAAATTTGCAGACCGTACAGCATCCCATAGGCTGAAAGTAAAACTACCGTCCGTTGCTGAAAGCGCAAAATTGCTGCATCCCCAAGCCAGGAGATAATCCCTGATTTTGGTGGCCTTGACGCCGGCAATGCAATTCTGGTTGATAGCTCCAGCGTTCTTCTCAAAAATACGAATATCGAATTCACCTTGCGCTGGACGGGTTACCGTGATTTCATAGTCAAGGTCATCACGCCAGGGCTTGCGGTGGTCGTTTGCTTCAGTTTCCGCAAAGCCGATCTCAGGCACCTTGACCACCACAAAATCCACCGGATAGCTCGACGCGACCCAGTTGGGGTGATCGCTCCACCCATCCGGTTTGTAGTTGATAAAGTCCGTTTTCTTATGGACTCCGCGACGGTCTTTGTCCTGATCGGTATGCGTGTAGTCAGTGCGTTTAAATATGAATTCAGCCATGTTTATCTTCCTGTTGTCATCTCAAGATCCGGTACGGAAAAACTGTTCATGTATTCCGGATCTTCGGCGATCAGGTAATCAAGCGGAATCATTTTCCACAGAAGCCCGTTTTTCATTTTGACAATTTGCACTGAGAAGAAGATTTCTTTGCCGCTGCCGTCTTTGTTGCGGGGGACCACTGAAACGTCGTAATCCCCGGGTTGATTTAGATGCCAGCGTAAATCGACATTCATTTTAAAATCATCCGACGCATCGTAGTCAAAAAGAACCCCATCGATATCGAGTTCGAAAAGATCAGCGCCTTCCGAGACGCAAAAAAGCCATGGTCCGCTCGGAGGAGGTTGGGGGGTTCCATGACCGCCACCACCGCCGCCGTGAGAGCCCATGGCCCAGGTGGTGCTGACAAAAATAAGAAAAGAGAAAATAAGGGCGCAAAGGGTTTTCATTTGAATTCCTTTTGAAGCGCCCCGATTTTGGTTTAAGTTACTGTGCCGTCGGATAAATCCCTAAGCCGGCCGGTGGTTTGGGCGGTACCCCAGTTGTGCCTCCAGCTTGGTGGACATATTGGGCTTTAGATCCAGACGTGCTTGGTATTTGGGTTGTCCCATCCTGTGAATAGGCCCATGCCACGACTTCAAAAAAATAATGTGTTCCGACGATAAAGCCGGTATTGGCTACAGTCGTTTTGCAGTCATAAGCGCCGAGCGCATCAGTGCCGGCCACACAAGCAGATTTTAGGATATCCTGGCTCTGCGTGTAGACTCCGTCGGCAAGGCCCCATTTCAACTTGTAGCCCCAGGCATTGTCAGGCGCCGGAGTGCCGAAGTCCCAGTGGGCTTCGATCGCAAAGGCTGGGATCGCAACGAGCATTATAAAAATGCTCAGAACCAACATTAGCTTTTTCATTTGAACCTCCTGTGATGATTATTCATTATGTCTTAGTTTTGCTAAGATTTCAAGAAATAAAAACCGTTGCCCTTTTCATACTGGGCCCAGTTGTCTTTGAATCCTGAAACTTTGTAAGTCATTGTTTCTATTTTAAATCCTGCATGCTTGAATTGCAGGCCCCACCAGTATTCAGGTTCTGTGATCCGATGGGTCAAATCCTTGTCGTAATCTTTTATCCGGTAAACCCCGTTCTCCCCGAAGGGCACGATCATAAAGGCCTGTTTGAATCGGCGTCGAAGTGCCATCAAGACCGGCGGCAAATCCTTGCGCTCGATATGCTCAAGAGTGTCCTTGGAGAAGACCACATCGGATTCTGGAGCATCTTTTACCTTCTCAAAAAGAAACGGCCGGGTGCAGTCGTCGGCACAGGCAATCGCGTACTTAGAGATATCGACCCCGTAGGCTTCAATCCCAAGCGAGCGCATGGCTTTGACCAGAAACCCCTTGGCGCAGCCGAAATCCAGAATCGATTTTTTTGGGTACATGGCCTTGAGCTCGCAGGCCATGGGGATCGATACTTCCGGCATCCAGCGGTAGTTGCGGTAAAGGCTTAAGCCCAGCTCGCAGCCGCGCTCGAAATAGTTGGCGTTGTATACTTCAGGCGAACTCATTGAAGTCAGTCTCCGTTAAAAGATCTTCGATGAGTTCCTGCTGCTTGGTGTATTTGCAGTAGCTGCAGCCATGCTCGAGTTTCTTGGTGGACATCTTGCGGTAGAAACTGTAGACCTCGCTCGCATGGCAGAGCCGGAATTTCTCGTTGATCGATTTGTTGTTTTCGAGCGCCAGTTCCGCGGACGGGCAGGGGTAGACATATCCGTCGGTGTAAAGCGACGGTTTGATCAGGTGGATATAACAGCTCGCGTTACGCCGGGTGAGCGTTGTATTGAAGTCGGAAAGAAACATGATGTCGTTTGGCCGCAGTGTCCTGAGCTCTTTTCGAATCAGTTCCATTTCGACTTCGATCTTATCGACTTCCTGAATGCAATCCGGAGACACCCGACAGACGAGATTGTTTTTCAACGCGAATTCGAAGACGCGCTTCAAGTTTGCCGATGAGTGCTTATTCCAAATATAACAGGCAGATAGGTGAGTCTTGTCCTTGGCAAGGTCAATCGATGGCTGCAGCTCGTCTTCGCTGCGATAGTCCAGTGTGTTGAGCGAGATCCTGACCCAGGCGACTTTCTCAAGCTGGTCTTTGATCCTCGGCAGCGCCAGCCCGTTTGAGATCAGTCCGACCGACATCCCCAGTTCGTGGAAATATTCCAGACAGTAACCGATCTTCGGGTAGAGCACCGGCTCGCCCCCACCGGTCAGCTCCATGGCCCGGGTGCCAAGTTCCCAGAACCCATGCACCCCGCGCAGATAGGTCTTTAGATCGATATCAAGAGCCACATCCTGTCTGTTCCTAAAACAGCAGTGCTCGCATTTGAGCTGACAGCGGTGGGTTGGCATTGTGTGAACCATGATAGGAACGGCATGATGCCCCTCCTGCAGGGCCTTCAGCTTGGGCAGGTGCTTCAAGAGTTTGCTGACGTTGCTGGTGTGGGTGTAGGCCTGGTTAACAGACATTCCTGAACTCCTCCGGTATGTGGATAAGATTGGGGTAGGTTTCCTTGAACCAGAAATCAAAATCCCGCGAAGCAAGTTTCCACTGCCAGGCCATGTTCTCGGCCTGCTGCGGCGGCCGCGGCCAGGCGCTGCGTTTGAGCAAGCGCTGCTTTGAATGTTCGTAGTCGATCCGGCGCAGATGGATCAGGGCAAGCTCCCGGTCGATTGCAACCGGCGGAATCGAATCGTGGAAGCCCACCTCCCAGGCAAGTGGGATCTTGGAGAGAAGCGGTTTGCAGAAATCCGGCCGCAGTTCCCAGTATTGCCTCTGGTGCAGCAACGGCATGTTCCAGTCGATCGGTGGTTCCTTCTCAACGACGTGGACGACTTCGTACCCTAGGCAGCGCGCCGTGGGTTTGTCTTTCAGGTGCAGGTCGAAGCGTCCCTTCTTTTTAGGAACGACGATCTCGTCAGCTTCGGCGAAGAGCACCGCATCGTAGCGCTCGAGCAGTTGCTTCTGAAACGTCATGGCCACATCGTTCAAGAATTTGACGTCAAAGTCGTATTGGCTCGGCATCCAGATGCATTCGACATCCGGTCCTACCATGCAGCCGTCGGTTGAGCCGTTATCGATGATATAAATATCTTCCTTTTTGAAAAATTGGGAATAGTATTTCATCCAGATCGGAAGAAAGTATTTTTCATTTTTGGCAATCGTGAAGACAGCGATCTTCATAATGTGTCCCACCTTTTCTTGTTGTAGTAAACATGGAACATGTAAAGGCCTGGCAGCACATAGGTCCGATAGCCGGCATCGATCACGGCTTCATGGTACCAGTTGTCGACACCGAGAAAACCGTCTTTGAATCCTCCGGCTTTCCTCCAGGCCTCCTTGTGGGTGACGATAAAAAATCCTGAAAACGGCAACGGCATTTTTTCGGGAATGACGAGTTTGGTCTGGTTCCCGAATTCATTGTAGCGCTGTTTGGCAAATTGCATGTGCTCCAGCATGTCGAAGCCTTTCGGCGCGTTGATGCAATACTGCATCGGGCAGGCGATCAGGTTGGTGACTCCCGTGATAAACCCGGCCTGGTGCCCAAGGGTTTCGATTGCCGTTTTGACCATGGTGTGCCAGTGTGGGTTCAGCTGCAGGATATCGTGATCCTGGAAGATCACCCAGTCTTCAACCGATTCCATTGCCCGGTTGTAGGCAGCACCGAGATTACCGTTTTCCCCCCACGGAATGATTACGTCTAAGATTGGCAAGTTTTTCTCCGAACGAAGGTTGGACGATCAGCGGCTTTTCCTTGCGCTGATCCTCAAGTTTGAACCCCTTGAAATCGTCAACGATATTGCGTTTGATCTCATCGCGTACAAACGGCTTGCAGAATTCGAGGGCCTTCTCCAGGCGTTCAAGCGAGTCCATTGAAGTCTCGAGGTTTCCCAGGAACATGTAGTAAAGCCCTTTGGCAATATACTCCGGGTTATAGGTAAAATTGAATTTTTGCCCGACGACTTCTTTTTTGTGTTTGGTTTTGTGGAACTCCTCGACACAGCGGATATAGTTGGTGGCCCCTGTCATAAGATCAACCGGGTTCTTTGTGAAGAGCCCATAACGTAGCATGGACCACCAGAGATCCATGTCGTCCATATTTTCATTCAGGCCTTCAGTGATCATGGAATGCCACAACTCAGCATTCTTTGTGCGCTCGGCGATTCCGCAGATCAGGTAGTAGGTTGATCGGTTGAACTTTTCGCCGATATCCTTCTTGTGGGAAAGATATTGCTGGGCGTATTTAAGCGAGAGTTCAAAATCCATGACCCAGGTCGAGTAGGCGTTAGCCAGGTAGAACATGCTGTCGTAGTCGTCCGGGTTGTCTTCAAGGGATGCGACCAGAAGCGGGATCGAGCGCTCGGCTTTTTTGCGCTGCTGATACGGGGTGAGATCGTACCCGTAGTGCTTCATGATACATATTTTCTCTGGTATATACCCGGTCTTACCAGAGTAGTGCGGTTCGTTATGGACCCGGCGCTTGTAGGTAACCGTGCCGCGCCGGAATAGCCTGATCGCATCGGTGCTGCAGGCAATCTCCCCCTGCCGCATGTCCTGCATGGCGAAGGCGGCTGCGTTGATTTCAGGCTTTAAGGTTGCGATCAGCTTGAGGAAGTCTTTTG